TGGTCAGGTCGGTGCCGTCGTAGATGATGGTCGCGTCCTTGCCGGTGCCCAAGGTGAATGACTCACTGTCGTCCACCTCGACGCTGCCACCAGACACATGGACATCGCCAGCGCCCACAGCGGCCGGGGCAATCACCAGGTCGGTTCCGTTGTATTGAATCGTCGCGTCTTTCCCGGTTCCCAGTGTGACGCCCTCTGAGTCGTCAAGTTCAAGACTGGCTCCAGAGAGAATCAGGTCACCGGCCCCCACGGCCGCTGGTGCAATCGTGAGATCCGTGCCGTCGTACCGAATGGTGGCGTCCTTGCCGGTGCCGAACGTGACGCCTTCAGTGTCATCAAATTCCAGGGACATGCCAGAGACGACGACATCGCCAGCGCCCACCACCTTCGTGACGAGCATGTCCGTCCCGTCGAACTCGATATCGACGTCGCCCCCGGTCCCGAGTGTCAGCGCGATGCTGTCATTGAGTGTGAGGTCGCCGGTATCCTTGATATCGGCAGCATCCGATCGGAGAAAGGATGTCCCCTCCACACCGTCGAGCTTGTCTGCGTCGAGATTGGAGACGACCGCCGAGGAGGCCGAGACGGCGAAGGGGGCCGACGGATCACGGTCGAACGTCCAGAGCGCGGTCACGGTCCCCGCCACCTCGAGGAGCGAGAGCGTGTTCCCGCTCAGGTTTGCGTCGGTGTTCAGAACAGAAACAGCCATGGTTTCGCCCTAGACCGCTAGTATGTGGTGCCGAGAAAATCCACCGTGACCGTGCCATCCGAGATGGCGGTGGAGATGCGCGACCGGAGCGCACCATGCACACCGGTGAAATTGGTCCGATGTGTGGTGTGTGCCGTTGCAAAGGTGACGGTGTCGAGATTGGCCCATGTCCCCGTATATCCCTCATACGGAGCGGTCTCATGCTTGACGACACCAGCCGTGCATCCTGGGCTGAACGTCGTGTAAAGCACGCCTTCCACGCGCTGCCCCACAATGCTGGCGCCAAGCACAGTGCTGGTTGTCTCGTCGACAGACTCAGCATCAAGGATGCGAGGAACGTGAATCGCGCTCATGTCGTTACCTGCCTTCTTCTTTATCCAGGCGTCTTCCAGAGAATCCGCTTAGGTATCGTGTGTGTAGCGGTATTGCCGCATCGGGGCGCGTTGTCGCTGATACCGTCGCATGGCGGTGATTTGAGAGCCGAAAACCTCGCGTGCGAGTTCCACGTAGTCCGCAATGGGGTCATCCAGCCCACGGCGCAAAATCTGCACCGCAAACACCGCCAGCGGCATGGCGACGCCGTCATCGTAGGTAAACGTCCCCGACGCTGAAATATCGGCCTGTCGCTGCAATCCATACCACCGCAGCGTGTGGGTGCCGCTTGGCAGTGGCTCCCAGTAGATCGACGTCCCGTTCGTGTAATACCGCACGGGTCGGCCTGTCAGTGCGGACGATGCGGCGGGATTCGCCCACCATTCGCTGAACCCTTCGACGTGCCCACCGATCCGGTCAATGCGGTCGAGCTCGTGCGAGGGCCGCGATGTATCGGGGTTGATAAACCAGATCGAGTCCAACCGCAGCAATCCGGTCGGCCAGGCGGTCGATTCCGTGCTCGCGGCCGTCGTGACGGTTCCGGTGTGTGATCCGAGTCCGTTCTGAGCCCCTACACCGAATAGTGTCTCAAAGTGGTCCTGAGCGGTGTTCAGGGCTCGCAATCCGCGTATGACGTCCGCTTCACCAACCTGGAGGTCTAATTCCCGGTTGAGATCCTCCATCTGGTCCAACAGTGACTGTCCGGTCATGATGGACGCCCGGATTTCCATAATTCGCGCTGCCAGTCGAGTTCACCACGACTCGGGATGATTGTGCCGTCGTGATGGAGCGCAAACTTGTTTCCACGTCCGATATTCGTGATTTGACGCGATCGGAAGAGTTCCCGGCGTCGCGCCGAGGCGTCAGCCTTGGAATCCTTGACGGCGATGGCCTTATCGCGATCCATTTCGGCCACAATGCGCTCAAAATAGCCTTTTCCCTCGCCTTCGTATCGTTTGACCTGTCGGGCGTAGATATTGGCAAAGACGCGCTCATCGAGCGGGAGAAAACGGTCTTGATGTCCCTGCCAGACGATTTTCAGGCTCCATCTCGGGCAGAGATGGTGCTGAACGGTGGGATCGCGCTGCCAGATCAGCCAGCGGTGGTCAACAGGTGTCCAGGTGCAGTCGAGGTCGGCGTTAATGCGACGAAGTTGTGTCCTGAAGTCGTCTGGAGCGTATTGCACACCAAAACGCTGCGGATACCAGTACTGCGGCAGGCACGCGGGATCGAGCGGCGTGTTCCGCTCTGGCGTGACCGCGAAATTGGGGTTTCTCCGCACATGCTACTCCCCGCCACTGGACATTTTCTCGACACGCTCCGTTTTGCCGGACGAAAACTCGGCATTCCAGAGTTTCGTGTGTCGACCGCTCTCTTCTTTTGCCGATTTGCAGTGTGTCGCCATGCGCGCCCACGCCATACGACGACTCGCGGGGTTTTCACGCTTGTACTGCTGCGTGTGCTGGCACACCGGGCACTCAAACATATGCCGTTCGCTGTCTTGGATGATTTTCGTCGGAGCAATCGTCTGTTTCGCGAATGACGGCACGTAGGTGGAGCGTCCGTCACCAGAGATATCGCCCAGCCGGTCGCCCAGCTTGATCGCGAGACGCTTCCGGTTGCCTTTTTCGTCAATCTTCGTGCGGACCGTGCCGCCGTCAGACCCCGTCGCTCCGCGAATGCCCTGACCGTCAGAGTTCCAGTCATACATGGAGAGATGTTTCGGTGCGCCGAGCTTGGTCTGCTCCGTGCAGAAGTCCATCCACTCGGTGTACTCAAAAATGCACTCCTTGACCTTCTGCTCGCCACACCATGAGACCTCGTGGGCCTGTTCCATCTCCTCGTGCTGGTAGATGCGCCCAAGCACGTCTTCCACGGCCGATCGGGAGACGTGTCGTGGTAGTCCCTTGTGGCACGCAACCATGGGCGACTCACCCATGTGCTTGACGAAGAACGTGAGCTCCTCGCGACAGTACAGGGCTGGCTCGAAGTAGTTCTCGCCAGTGGCGGTGGACTGATGTCGACTCTCAGGCACTCATGACTCCAGCTAGTCAGCACTCGCCGTGATATCGGTGCCGATTGACGACTCACCAGCAAGGTTGACCATTTCGATTGGATCCCAGAACTGACCTGTCGCGGCGACCGTCATCTCGGCCAACGTGCCGCCCGCATTATCAGCCAGCATGCAGTAGAGTCCAGGGCCGACATCTCCAGTCGACCCGGTCACCACATCATCAAAGACAATATCATTGCTGTGGCGCGTATGGAAGAACGCGCCTCGCCCGCCGGCGCCGTACACTTTGAACAGGGTGCAGGCCGTGGTCACCAGCTCAACGCATCCGACGGCAAAATTTCCATCGACCACTGGACTTTCAATGACCAGGCGATCACACCCCACCGCGCTCAACCAGGTGTCGGCCCCCGCCGCCGTGGCGCCACGATGCGTATGGCGATGAATGCCGCAGCGATCGGCATTCGCGTCCAGCACGATGAAGTCCGTGCACTGCCCAGTGACATCCTGTGTGATGCAGTCAATGAGCAGAAAATCGGCGGCATTCACGTCCACTGGTCCCGTCAGGGCATCGATCCCTCCAGTAAACCGAACATTGGTGATCGACACACCGGCCGCATCGATATCAATATCAGCTCCCACCGCCGTGGTGAAGTTGATCTGTGGACGCTGGTCACCATTGCCCAGTCCGACAATCGTCAGACCGGCCACGTCGACATCGATGCCGCCAGCCGCAGTCACGGTATCCACATGCTGGGGCGCAATGAGGATGCGGTCATCGGCCGAACAGAGATTGACGGCCGTATCGAGCGTCGTCACGGCGTCAGTCCAGTTCAATCCGGTCCCATCACCCGACGCGTTGGAGTCCACGTAGAACGTGTTCCCCCGATGTCGACCGATGATATGTTCCAGTTCCGTCTCGAGGGGCGAGAGGCCAATGCCAGCACCGCGTGGCGGGTAGGGTGAAATCTGCATCGTCGCTCCTAGCCAGCAGAGGCCGTGATGTTGGTCTCGATGTTGCGCTGTCCGTCAGCGTTCACAATCATGACCGGCTGCATAAACCGCATCGCATCGCCGACAAACGCTTCGGTGATGTTTGAGGCATCATCCTTCAATCGCGCATAGATGTATGGTCCGATGTCGCCCGTTGCCCCAGAGACACACGTCACGGCGACGTCCGCCGCATTCGCCGTCCGAATATAACAGGGGCGCTCCACGCCGCCGTAAATACGCAGGTTTGTCTGGGCCGTGGTGATCGTCTCGATCCCCGCCGCCGCAAAGTTGCCGTAGATCCAGGCGTCCTCAATGGCTACCTGGTCGCCACCCGTGAGCTGAATGGCGCTATCGGCCCCTGCCGCCGCCGCACCGCGATGCTCCCATCGGATGAGGTGCATGCCATCGGCGTTGTCGTCGCTGACGATGAAATCGGTCGCTTGGCCGGTCACGTCCTCGGTCACACAGTCAATGAGGGTGAAGTCAGCAGCATTCACATCCACTGGTCCGGTGAGGGCGTCGATCCCCCCGGTGAACCGGATGTTTTTCATCGTGATGCCGGCCGACGAGACGTCCATGTCTGCGCCGACGGCCGTGGTGAAGTTAATCTGCGGTCGTCGATCGCCGTTGCCGTATCCGTAGACCGTCAGACCGGTCTTGTTCAGGACGAGACCCGCCGCGGCCGTCACGGTCTCTACGTGTGTCGGGTGCACGACGATGGCATCATCGTCCTGAGCAGCATCCACACACTCGCTGATGGTGGTAAACGCCTGCCCCCACCCCGTCCCGGGGTTCCCAGCGGAGGCATTCGAGTTCGCATACCAGACGTTGCCGCGAAAACGCTCGGCCAGTGACGCGAGTTCAATCTCTCGCAGCGAGTAGCGCACACCGGCTCCACGTCCACGATGTCCAACCTGGAGTGCGTCGTTCCGAAGTTCTGCTGGTCCTCGTCCCATGCTGTCCTCCCGCTACGAGACGATGACCAGGGCGTCTTCGTCGAGATCCTCATACCAGAGATCCCACTTGATCGCACCCGTGTTAGAGGCAGAGGTCGTGATGTCAATCCCACCTGTCGGGACGATCCACGGGTTCTGTCCGCCCGCGCCAAACCCCGTGCCAGCATCCACACCGATCAGCGCCGTGCCGTCGCCTTCAGGAAAGAGCAACCCGCCCACCTCGGTCGCCGTGACGTTGAGATTCGACGCCACGTCTCCGCTCGTACCCGTGGTTGGGTTGATCGTGACCTTGAGGTTACAGGTCTGCGTCTGAATGATCGTCGTCACCTCGCCAAGCAACAAATGAACCAGCACGCGGCCATTGGTCACGGCGAAGAGTTCCTCGGTCGTCGTCTGTGGAATCGTCGATGCCGATCGCGTGAGATGCTTCCACGTACGGACCCGGTCGAAGTTGAACGGGACCGTGCGCTGTGATCGAAGAACAATAGCCATATGTCTCGCCTCTCTCTATTCTCAAGAAGGTCTAGGCTTCGGAGATTTCTTCCCACTTGACGGCGGTGGTCGGGTTGTCGCAAATCAACTCGCCCTGCCAGTAGTGGTCGACGTCAAATCCAGCGGTGGTGGTGCGCTTGAGCATCGGCACATCAAAGATGTCCCCGATGGGCTCTGGCATCTCGTTCTCGCCATGCGCGATGACCCAATTCTCCTTGTTGAACCCGATGATCCGGTTCGCGTCGAAGAAGATGTCCGAGTGCCAGTTGACACCGCTGAAGTTGTAGGGCGTGCCGCCCTGCCCCTCGGCGCCGTCCTGCATCTGGTCCTCGGGTCGCCCGAGTCCGCCGCCCACGGGGCCGACTGATCCGAGTGAGGCGATGGTCTCGCCGCGCAGCATCTCGTGATACCGGCGCATGATGGCGAGGTTCGACATGATGTGCGTCAACTTCTTGCCACCGCGCTCGCGCACGAGGTCGAAGCCTTGCAGCAGGAGGTCTTCGGTCAGCGGTCGGTTGCCATTGCCACTATTGTCGAGGACATTGGCCTGCCAGAACTCGTTCCCGGCGGTCGAGCGATTGATGCCGCCGATGTTTCCCACGACGGAATCGGGGTTCGCGTCATCGATCCACGCGAGAATCCCGACGAGGTGCAATGACCCTCCAGCGGACGACACGGAGTCTTCCACGGTCAGGTAGTCACCCGCCGCCGACCCAGAGGTCGCCACTGAGAGCGTGACCTCTCGAGTCCGCACGTTGATGGCGTTGACAGTGGCCGAGTTGGAAATCTTGGCATTGTCGTCGCTCAGGTCCATCACGTCGACAACCATGCCCTGATCCACCATCGGG